TTATCTTGGATTTGTGGGGCAACTGATATTTACGGACACTCAGGGGGGTAACGATCCGACTTATGACGGGCTCGGGAGCCGCTATCAACTCGTCTACCTGACACCGGCGGAGGTTGCGAGTGTTCAACTTCAATTCTGACGCCGGTTAGCAGCCCGATAATCCTAAATGCTATTCTGGTAAAGAAGAACCGCTTAGAGCTTTCATCGGGCGCGGGCACGAGGGTAATCATGGTTTTTATTATGGAGAATTGTTGACTGTACTGTCAATAGCTAAATTATGATCGGTTCCTTCCAAAATAAAAAAGAGCTTCGCTTCGTCATCACGCTCGCGACGGGGAGCTTCGGCTCAAGCTCTGCTAACCAGGTAACTCTTGAGGGGCTTCGTGCCACTGCCGAAATTGACAAAGGCGGCGGCCAGATGAACGCCACTCTTTGCGCTCAAATTTACGGCGTGGCTCAAAGTGACATGAATGCGGTAACAACCCCGTGGGGACCACGCTATATCAATCGTAATACGATTTTGGTTTATGCCATCGACGGAGCGCAGGAGACGCTAGTATTTGCGGGAGAGATTGTAAACGCCTGGGGCAACTATCAGCAGATGCCTGATGTCTTCCTACAAATACAGGCTCAAGCTGGCGTGATCAATCAGCTTCAACCTATCCCTCCCACTAGCTACAAAGGCACCGTGGATGTTGCCACTCTGATGGCTCAACTCGCGGCAACGATGGGATACAAGTTTGAGAATAACGGCGTAAGCGTCCCGCTCGTAAATCCCTACGTGGCAAACACCGGAATCGAGCAAGTAAAGTCTCTAGCGAAGCAGGCGGGAATAGGATGGGGACTTGATAACGGTGTACTCTTCATAGCGCCAGCAGATACGCCACGCGGGAGCTTGATCCCCCTGATCTCCTCTCAAACTGGGATGATCGGATACCCGACGTATGACAATCATGGGATCAATATCAGAACTCTTTTCAATCCGGCTATCGTCTACCACGGGGCGTTCAAGGTAATCAGTTCGGTGCCGCGCCCGATGGGATCTCTCGATACTCAAGGCGCTGCTCTCGCGCCCAGTCTAATCGGACAATGGGTAGCATTTTCAATCGCTCACAGTCTTTCGAGCGAGAAGCCGGGCGGCCCCTGGTGGAGCACAGTGAGAGGAAACCCCAGTGGCTTCGCAATCTCCAATTAGTCTCGGTACTCTTTGGCCCTCTAGCACCTGGGGAGAGTACAACAACATCGTTTTTGCTATCCAAGCTGCCCTCGCCAAAATGCAAACCGGGACGCTGGTACGAATAGAGGCTTGCACAAACGCGGGTGATCTCTCGCCGGTTGGCTTCGTGGATGTAACGCCGCTGGTGAATCAAATTGACGGCTCAGTGCCCGCCAACCCGACGCCGCACGTTACGATTTACGGACTCCCCTATCTGCGAATGCAGGGCGGAACTAACGCCGTGATCTTGGACCCTCAGCCCGGCGATATCGGCGTGGCCGTCTTCGCCAGTCGCGATATAAGCAAGGTGAAGAGCACGAAGGCTCAGGCCAACCCAGGCAGCTACCGGCAGTATGATTTCTCGGACGGCATGTATCTGGGCGGAATGCTCAACGCCGTGCCCGTGCAATACGTTCGCTTTGGAACTGACGGGATAACCATCGTTTCCCCGACTGCGATCACGCTCACGGCTCCCACAATCACGCTAGGCGGCGCTGTAACTGTTGAGGGGGCGCTTACTCAGAGCGGCGGCGACGTGAGCATTACCGCCCCCGACACAATTACTCTGGCAGCCCCCGAGATCAACCTAGATGGCGCGTTGGCGTCAACCGGCGGCAATGCTACGATGAGCGGGGAGCTTACAACTACCGGCGATGTAATTGCCGGCGGCAAGAGCCTCAAAACTCACGTCCACACTAGCGAAGCCGTGGGGACGCAAACGAGCCCGCCTCTATGAATACGCTTTTGCTTGACACCGAGCAGTGGGATTTAGTTTTGGACGCATCGGGGAATATCGCGATGGCGACGCCCCCGTATGCTCTGGCTCAGGACGTAGCAAGCGCGGTCAAAACGTTTCTCGGAGAGCTTTGGTATGACACGACTCAGGGCATTCCCTATTTCTCTGAAGTCCTGGGGAAGCTGCCGCCGGCGGCGCTGCTCACTCAGCTTATAAGCGATCAGGCTCTAACCGTGCCGGGCGTTGTTACCGCAGAGTGCTCGATTACTTCCTTCAATGCTCGGGGCGTCTCGGGGCAAATCAACTTTACAGATGACACGGGGGAAACAACCATTGTCAATTTCTAAGGGAGCAATCTAATGGGACTTCCCCCCGGCATTCCGAGCACGCAGGTACCTCAGATCCAATTTACGCCGCAAGGCCCGATCATCCCCGAGGATGGGGACATTCTCGCAGGTGTGCAGATCGATATGAATTACGCTTTCGGGGGCGGGCTCAATCCCGGCCTGACTACTCCGCAAGGGCAGCTTGCGTCGAGTACGGCGGCGATCATCTCCGACAAGGATGCGGAGATCGCTCTCATCTGCAATCAGGTTGATCCTCAGTACGCAACGGGGCGCTTTCAGGATGCCATCGGACGTTTGACAGTTGGAATGGCTCCGCGCTTCCAAGCGGCAGGTACTGCGGTTGCTTGTATCCTCACCGGCCCAGGGGGAGTAGTACCAGCCGGAACTCTCGCGCGAGATACATCGGGCAACACTTATGCTTTGCTCGGGGCGGTCACAATACCCGGTACGGGCTCGGTTATGAGTTCATGGCAGAATCTTGCGACTGGTCCGATCCCTTGCCCTGCCGGAAGTCTCACGCAGGTATATCAGGCCGTCCCCGGTTGGGATGCAATTTCCAATCCAGCAGATGGCGTATTGGGCCGCGACGTTGAGACGCCTCAAGAGTTTGAGCTACGCCGCCAGAACTCAGTTGCAGGTAACGCCCGCGGCTCTGTGCAGGCGATTCAGGCCGGCGTCTTCGACAACGCGCCGAACGTGCTGGATTGCTACGTGATCGACAACCCCACTGGGCTGACGGTCAATAAGGGATCTACCAACTATCCGATGCTCCCCCACTCGCTTTACGTGGCAGTGGTTGGCGGGGTTGATGCCGATATCGCTAATGCTATCTGGCCCAAGAAAGACACGGGTTGCGACTACAACGGAAATACCTCAGTGACGGTTTTCGATATGAGCCCTCAGTATGCCCCCGGTCCATATCCCTCTTACGCAGTGAAGTTCAACCGTCCTACGAGTACCCCCGTGCTCTTCGCAGTGTCAATCGTCAACTCCCCGACGCTGCCGGCCGATATCGTAACCCTGATTCAAAACGCTATCATTGCTCAATTCAACGGGGGCAACGGGCAGATCCCCGCTCGCATCGGCGCTGCGATCACCGGCTCTAGCTATTACGGCGCGGTCATCGGCGTAGCGCCTGGCATCACGGTGCTGAGCGTCCTTGTTGGAGTCGCCACGCCAACTCTGCCTCAGGTCGTCATGGGTATCGATCAGTCCCCCGTGATCAGCGCGGGCGACATTACGGTTAGCCTCATATGAAAAATATAGAGCAAACCATCATTTCGCAGTACGGCAATAGCCCAGCTCTCACCGCGCTCATTCGTAACATGAACGAGTACATCCGGGTGGATGCTGATATCGACGGATTCTTCGACACGATTTGGAATGTGGAAACCGCCGTGGGCTTAGGGCTAGATATCTGGGGCAGCATCGTCGGCCTTCCGACCGGCCGCTATATCTACACCGAGCCAGTCACGGTGTTGAATGACGATCAGTTTCGCACCCTCATTCTCATCAAAGCTCTGAGCAACATCTCGATTACAAGTTCCCCCAGCTTCAATCAAATGCTGAATATCTTCTTTGCTGGGCGCGGGCGCTGCTACGTGAGTGATCAGGGCTCCATGCAGATGCGGTATACCTTCGAGTTCCCACTGGAGCCTTGGGAGATTCAAGTTATTTCGGAGCCTGACATCTTACTTAGGCCGGCTGGAGTGGGTGTTACACTCGCCATAATCGATTACCCGGTGTTTGGATTCTCCGAAGCAAATAGCCCCAAGTTTACGGGATTCAATCAGGCACCCTTTGTTTCGGAGGCGATAGTAATCTAATGCTCTTAGCCAGCGCACCATCAAAAGTAGTTGAAGCTTTCGCAGCCGGGGGCGGCAAGAATGTAATCCCAGTGCCTTCGCAGATTGGCATTACTCCCGGCGCGGCATCATGGACTGACGGATTCCCACCACTCACTCGTACTGATCCGATTGCTGGTGGTGTAGGCCCGAGCGGTCTGGATATGAATGGGGCACTCAATGCCATCTCAGCTCTGTCCATCTGGTACAACGCTGGTGCTGGCTTCCCCTACGATGCCGTATTCTCTGCGACCGTTGGCGGCTACCCAGCGGGGGCGCGAGTCCTGCAGGCGAGCGGCGCGGGCTACTGGCGGAGTACGGTCGATAACAACGTGACCGATCCGGACACCGGCGGCGCGGGCTGGGTACCGGAGGGCGCGAGCGTGCTATCAAGCGTCTACGCTTCTGCTCAGCAAACGCTCGCCCTGGGAACCTCGAAGATCCTCTTCGATACCGTCGAGTTCGATGACGGACTCTGGGATGTGACCGATCATCGCTTCGTTGCCCCCTACGCCGGCCGGTATCGAGTGGCCGGCTCTGTGATGCTCGCCGCCCCTGACGGGCAGCTTCTAGCGACTCAGATCTTCAAGAATGGAGCTATCGCAAAACAATGCTTTCAGGCTCCCCAGGTGAGCGACGGAAATATGAGCTTGCCCTTTGATGCCGTGCTCAACCTGGCGGCCGGCGATTACCTCGAAGCATTCCTTGTAGCGCCAGGCGCGGCCGTGCTCGCCGGGCAGGTTGGGAGCAATCAGGCATATGTATTTGCTCAGGCTGAATATCTCGGCACATAATTAGAGGTATGGCTCAGGCCCCTGGGGAAATAATGACTCATAGTAGCGAAGTAGTCGATGCGGCCGATCTCGCCGTAAAGAAGGTTTTCTATTTGCTTGGGGTAGACGTTGACAACGCCGCTAGTATCGAAAGTTTCCGCGAAGATCTCCGCTTTGGCCGTAGGCTTCGTAAGCTCGCTAATAGT